TGCGTCATTCCAGCACTTCCAGAATAAAGACAAATAACATTGCGATCGGGTGCTGGTTTTACCAAACGAATTTTTCCGCCATCACACTGAGCGCGAACAACTGCAAGATTTTGCAACAATGCCCATTTTTTTGGTTCGCTGTAATAAATATTAATATATTTTGCGGCACACGCCCATGTGCAAAAATTACCCTCAATTAACCACTCAAGTGTATTTGGTTGCGATTCGCTATGATAACTTTCAAGCGCAATAAAACGCGGTATTTTGGAAAACGGTCTGCCGCAATGCCAACAAAGTAGATTGGTATTTTTTGGATGCGATTCCGCGTTTTTAAAAACGCGCGGAATTGATGAAAAATTGGCGAAATCAATGAGTGATTTTGTGGTTGTTTTCTCTGGTGCGTTTGTTGTACCGATCTGTTGTTGTCCGTTTGACGGAATTAATTTACTTGATTCTAGTGCATTGCGCACATCCTCCATTCCGACATCAAAAATAAGCATAATAAACTTGCATGATTGCGAAGTCATAATCTTTTTTATTCATACTATATAACATGTCTTTTCTTTATCAAATCGGAGATAGTCCTTTTGACTATGGAGGGCTGACAACTGAACAGGAAATATTGCGACAACGCATGAAAATATTACACGAAAATGCAAAACAATCATCCGCAGAGCATCAAAGTATTGAAAAATTCACATCTGCGGATAACCCAACTGAACAAAAAAACGAATTGTTGCCTGATTCGCAACATAATGATAGATTGCAAATTTCACCAACTGAATTTATTACAATTATCATTAAATCGGCGCAAACCCCGCTCGACTGGTTAATATTAATTATCGTATTAATTTCTATCGCAATATCGCTTGATACAATGATAACTTCCCTCTGCGATTTTACACAATATAAAGGCAGAGGATATAGCGGTGATAATTTTTGCCGAACATGCGGCGGAGTCGTTTAAAATTGCGCAATCATTTGAATAAATTTTGCCAACTGGCGTAATTCTTTGGGCATTTTATTGCGATCAATTTGCGCAAGTTCATTTGGTGTAATAGTATAAATTTTTTTAATTTCATCACCCTCTTTAAGAGATGTTGGTAATTTATTAATAATAGTTGTAAATATGTAAAGAAGTCTATTATTTGGTTTATTGCGAATTACCGCAAGAAAATTAATATTATTCGCGTTAATATCGGAAATACACGTTTCTTCTTTGAACTCTCGCAGCGCGCATTGTAAAAATGATTTATCTAAGTAGGAAAGCGAACCCTTTGGAATACCCATAATTCCGGGCGGCAAATCTTCACGCGCCTTTTGTTCAACCCAAATCATTTTATCTGTTGCATGTTCAATCATCAAAAGTCCGCAAGAAATAGTAAATTTAGTACGTAATCGCCCCACATCTTGAAACGCAATTTTTTCGACTTCACTGATAAAGTTGTATGACATATTGGTGATAAGAGTGATATATAAAAAATAAGTATTCAGTTTTTTACACAATGCGCAACCATAGCCATATTGGTTGTGGTGATCGCGGTGGTATTGACGAATTATTTATTTCAGCGTATGAAATGACACCTAAATAGCGCATATTCGCGCGCGTCGTTGCGGTTATATCATTAACCATTTTTTGCAAGAATTTGCGACCTTTATATTGTTGATTAATAATCAGGGCAAATACACCCCCTTTGCGCAAAACAGCGCAAGAATTTTGCGCAGTTGTTAATAAGAATTTGTCATACCATTCATCAAATGTTTTATATCGCGCGGTCGATTGCGTCGGATCGTTAGGATCATAAATTTCCAAATCAAAATATGGTGGATCGCACATTACTAAATCAAAACCGTCATCTGACACACTCCATTCGCGTATAATTGCGCGAAGCGTATCTGGTGCAATGTCTTCAAACGGCGAACAAATGCACTTATAGTTGGCAATTTCATGTTTTCCTGTGCATTTTTCGGTCCAATTCAATATTTGCGGATATATTACACAAAGTTCGCGATTCGGATCAACATCAACAAGTCCGCCAGTAATATGCCCCGCAGCTGCGATTCCTATTAATCTATCTCCCCAACCAGCGCATGGATTAAGAATAGTGTTACAGTTTGTACCAAATTGATAGCGCAAAAGTTGAACAATTCCAGTTGCGACTGTTGGGCGAAATGTTCCAACTTCTATTTTATGATGATAAATATTTTCGCGCATGTGTTCAAGAATATTACCTGTATTTGCGCGAATGCGATCGCGATTAGCTCGCCAATAATCCGCAACGCTTTGATGCTGCGGATCATCACTGCGATATGCGCGAATACGCAAGTGTTCAATAAAGAAATCGGATATAAGATTAAGTTTTTCATAATCGCCTGATTTTAACGCCATGATAACAAAATTAGGTATTGAAAGGCGATTTCGCAAAGGCGAATCCGTATGCGAATATTCGCGCGGAAACGAAAAACGCAATTGAGCTCGCGTCAATTCAGGCGCATTATTAATATGATATTGTGTGATTACAAATGGAGCAACCCATGAACAAAGACGCATAAATCGTTCGCATATCACATTTTCCATATTACCGTATAAACGCTTGTATGGAAAATCATCGTCATCGTCAATTTTATCAGTCATTTTGCATATATTATTATATAATGATAACAATAATCATTTTTATATAATGTTACGATTACCGTAAATTGCCGCCAGTGTTGTCGCCAATACTACACCAATCAAACGCATTTACGTATTTTTTAACAATATGGTAAAAAACAAAAAAATATTATTGCAAAAAGTGACATATTTTTATTGTTGTTGGAACTTTATCTTGAACTGACCATTTTTGAACTTCAAGCATATATTTTGTGTTATTCGCGAATCTGCGCAATATTGCATCGTAATCAATATTTATTCCATCTTGCCCACAAAAACTGCGAATGATTGCGCAAACTGCGCGAGTATCATCCTCAATTATTTCGCCGTTGCGACGTTGTACGCGCGATAAAGCATTTGAAATTATAGTCGTGTAATGTGGTTGAATGTTATCCATTACTGACCAGGCATGTATATTTGGTAAGATATTACAACGTTTGCGACTCACACATGATGTCATCAAAGAATCATAGAACATCGCATCCATTTCATTATTTTGTATTGCAAATTTTCTTAAAAACGCGCAAATCTCGAGATTTGCATGTTTGCCTGCAGTGTGTGCTGCAAAGTGCATATTAATTTTATGCGATGCTAATGCTAACTCGCATATGTCAATATGATTGCCGATGGCGGCGCCAATAAATAATCCTGTATATGATGTCATGTGATAGCGCTCCATCCAATTAATAATATTTATTGCGCGACCTATTGCAGCACCTTTTGCCATATGAATTGCAACGCGATATCCTTCGTGTTCTAATATATCAATACATGCATCCAAATGACCTATTTTTGCTACTATTTCCATAAGTGATGCAATATTTGCAATGTCATTGAGCGCGCCCATTTCAAATCGCGCGGTCCAAATAAAATCTGCAATGTCTTTATGACCATTCTCGATAGCAACTCGATACATCGCACTTGTTTTTTCTTCACGATGCGTGTCACTCTTTTTGAAATCGCTAACGTTAAATGCGCAATATTCTGCGTACATATATATTCGCGCAAGTTCGCATGTTGCGAAACTTCCAATTTTTGCACCTTCGTATGCCAGGACGCTCGGTCTTAAATGAGTTGGTTCGGGTATCATCGCACGTGCTGCGCGACATGTTGCACGCAATGATGTTAGCGTATGCGTGAAAACACATGTTTCGCTTTTTCGCGGTTCATTAATAATAAATGCATTATCTGTTATGATATCAACGATTGGTTGCCATATAGCATTATTATTAAAAATTGACATCGTGTGTCATATGTAAACAAAAAATATATTCACTTTTATTGCGAAAGATACAAATAACGAATAACGAATAACAAATAACAAATGTTATTTTTTTGTTCTTTTCTTTAAGTTTATTGCATTGTTTCGCTTACGATGTGAAACGCAGAACGACCGAACCGTCGGATACCAGAATGAAGTTAATTGCAATTCCGAGCGCAATAAACTCGCAAGTTGTTGCTGGAGAGCAATAGCTTGAAGTATAGTTAACATAGAATTCACGCGCACGCGAAATGTTGATGTGTCCGCTTGGTTGATAGTGTCCAGGATAAACGCAGAAGTTGATAAGCATTGCTCCAAGATCTGTTGGGGTACGCATTAGCCCCTGGCCATAGTACCACGGAGTATAATCGCGGAAGAACGGCGCGCTAATTGTATCAATAATATCATTACCCTGAACCGTAACCTTTAGTGAGTCAATGGTCTGGCGATGAACAGGTAGTGTTACCTGCTCATTGGTTTCAACATGCGAGAATGTTACTACATTAGCAGCAGCGGTCCATGCCGCTGTAAGATCTGTGCCAACTGCGCCAGTCGAGCGAGATACCTGGTATGTAACTTCATCATCAATACGAGTGAGATTATGCCAATCGCGATATTTGTTGGGATTATTAGCATCAATATTCCAGCTTGGGAGTAGGCCAATGTAAATATATTCAGTTGGCCATTTGAGCTGACTGAGAAGAATATTATCATTGCTCGCGCTAACTTGCGACTGTTGGCGACGATGAATGCGAACAAGGGTGAAACCAATACGCTTGACATAGATATCGTGAATTTCAGGATTAACAAAAGTGTTATTCACATAGAGTTCCGCATTAATAGTTTGCGCTGTATTGACGGTTGAACCTGTAACGAGTACAGGTTCGTAATTGACCTGGCGCGTAACATTAACAACACCGACAGCTGCTTCTGTACCCGTATCAACACCACCACCATCAATGCGAGTCTCAGTTGTTAGGCGAAGGAATAGATTACCTGGCGCGCGGTAAACAACATTATTCTGCGCTTCAATAGCAATAGTAATAAAACGCTGACCGTATGGAATGCAAACAGATGGAATTGACAGGCGAATGTCTTTGCAAAACCAAAAGAGAAGTGGGATCCAAAGATCCAGCGCTGGTTGGAAAGCCTTTGGTGTCTGAGGTCCGCTTACAACTTGAACAGCCTTGCGCGCTGTAATAGTTGCATTGGCCGGGCCAACTTCATTGCCGATTACATCAGTAAGTGCCGCAATTGGAGCAGTAAAAGTATTTGTTCCGGTAATTGCAACTGTATTGCTAAAACCTTCTACTGGAACTTCCTGTCCAACTAGACGTTTCCATCCAACTTCCTTATCATGAAGAACCCAGAATTTGCGATAGAACATTGCGGCCTCGCGTCTATAAAGATCAAGAGGATTACCATTAACCTCAAACTTAACTTCATTAAATAGCATTTCGCCAGGATATTCGCAATAGCGAACAAAGTTGGCAATCGCGTCACCCGGTGCAACAACAGTGCCGTTGGCTGTAACATATTCCTGAGTGTAGAGCGTGTAGATTCCATTAACCGCGTCCTCGACACAACTCTGTTGGCCTGATGCTGGAGCAACAATGGGAGTAGCTGTAATGTGCGATGGATAAGCGGGAACAACTGATGCAGTACAAGCAACTGGACCAAGAGTAACGTGCGCTACCATATCACTGAAGAATTCACCATACGCGGGAATACTGAAAACAATTTGGCTTCCCCATGATGGGCTGCCCGATTGAGGGCGAACCTTAGTATATTCGTACGCGAGTGCGGCGAATGGTTTGTAATGAGAATTAACGAAAAGAATATGAGTCTTTTCAATATCCGCGAGTGTTGGCGTTACATCAGCAACACCGGCTGCGCGACGCTGACACATAATATCTCTAATGCGTTTGTTAAGTAGATCGGTCGCATGAACCATGCGATCTGACCTTCCGTCGCTTGCAAGCAACTTGAATACTCCGCCCGCCGACATGTTTTACTCAAATCGTTAGAACAATTTGTGCGTATATAAAGGTGCTGGATAAAAAATATCCATAAAAAATAATTAAATTTGCGCATGTTAAAATACAAATGCTAAAAGTTCCACGACTACACCAATAACAGCAATGATAATTTGTAATACATCAAACCACGACATATGAGTTCGCAAGTATGCAATTATAAAGTTTATTTTTTGCCGCACACCTTGTCGAACTGTCGTATGAAGTTTTTTGCCAATTCTTCATGGCGACTTGCCATGAGATGGCGGAAGCGACGAATACAATAAAGTTCCTCTTCAGTTCCAACAACAAAATCCATGGGCGTTTCAGCATTATACTTGCGTGCAATTGTAATATCAAGTGCAGTATGAGCGTCCTTAATTTGCGCATCTGTGAAATGTGTGGGTGTGTGAATTTCTTCCTCGGAGATAACGTCATTATTATCATCATCAACAGGTGCTGCAACAGCACCAACAGATTTCATAACTTTTCCCAAAATCTTTTTTGTTGGCGGTGGAGTTGCAACCTGTGCCGGAGCAGCAGGAAGTGGTTTAACTTTGCGAGTTATTGGAATTGTGCGCGAAAATGTTGGTCGATGCGCGATGAATGCTACTTGTGGCGGTGATGGTGTAATAAAATCGCTCGTATCATCTTCCTCAATACACTGTTGCGATGCAACGGCATCATAAATAGTGCCAACTTGCTGCGTTAGCGCAGACACTGTTCTTATAATCTTGTCAAGTTCATTCTGCTTTGGTGTTGCTTGGGATGTTTGAGCAACAACGGGAGCAACTTCTCGCGTACTTACACCATAATCAATAAGTGTATTTTGCACTTCGTCAAGTTGTCTCTTGATTGCAGTAATGCCCGAAGACATAACTTGCATATTCGGTGCATCACTGCGTGCTTTTACATTTGCCATACTTTGAAACTGTTCAACTTTGCTCATGCGAATTGCTATATACATGACAAAAAATTATCCACGCTATATTTTATTTTGAACATCACGCGTAATCTACTGATGTTTTGCCTCATGCATGATTTTGATTTCACGCATACTTCCGGTTTGATTTTCGACACACACAACAAATTGTTCGGGTGTGATAGAATGAATGTAATGATCCAATCCACAAAGTAGATCTTCGCAAATAAGCGAATAGGATACAAACGGAACATCATGGAATGGTTGTTTAAACCTGATTGTAATATGCGCACTCGCGTGTCCCTCAATACTAATTGGCGAATCCATCATTACGAGTTCATGCACTTTTTCAAGTGCTGCAAGAGCGCGCGCGTTGATTGGTGATTTGAAAACTTCGACCATTTTGACAAACTTGTATATTAGTCTTGCGAAAAAAATATGCGAAAATTGCAATATTTATTCCGTTTCTGGTTCAAAAACAAGATGATATTCGGGTGGTGCATGTGCACAAATACATTGATAAATACGGTCATTTTTTGCAACAGTATCATAACCCTGATGTGATACATAATTTAATATGCGTAAAATTTCATCATTTTTCTTAAAGCGTAATTTAATAATTTTTGCGATAAAGAAGGGATAATATGGTTTATTTCCGGTTTCTTCAAAAAGTTGCGAATAAATTTCCATGATTCGCACAAAATCGCAAGTTATAATCTGCAAAGTGTCATAATTAAGAATTGGCGGCGCGCGACCTCCTAATTCTTTAATGAGTTTTGGAGCGTGTTCATTAAGTAGTGTTAATCCGCAAAGTGAGAGATGTCTTTCAATATCCATACATTGAAGCATTCCCCAATTAATATCTGATTCTCGCATATATTCTGAAATAATAGAATTGCGAACGCGTTTGATATCGTCCGCGTTAAATGTGAAACTTTCAATCGCTTGAAGTCTATCCATCCAGAGGCGCAAATGCCGAGTATAATTATAACCATTGTATTTACTGCGCGAACCATCTATCGCGCGTCCTGTACCTTGTTCATCTTGCGCAGCATTCGCTGATGCTGTTGATGATTGTACAATATGTCCGCATGTTTCGCAAATAGTGTCTCCTCCGCGGCATACTTTATGCAAATTGTGTCCTTTACAATATGCGCATTTTTTATCATCTTCAGGTCCTTTATAAATTGGATATGATAATTCAATAATCGCATCAAATTGTTCGCAAATAGTATTTAATGTAATAAAAGTGTGATTAAATGAGCGAATTAATTCGTCTTCATCTACACAATCCGAACACACTTTTATAATAAGTTCTGGTGTCATATATAACACAGGAATCTCATTTTTTTGTTGTGCGTCAATAATAAGTTTTCTCGCTCGCGCATTGCGAATAGCTGTTTTCTTTGCCACTGCCGATACACGCATTACACCTCTTCCGCGACCACTTCCCAAAACTCGCGTTACGCTTTGCGCAATCCCTTCATTTTCAATTACAAACATATTACTATTCTTGCGAGTTTGTTGCGAATAAATCATTTCATGTGCAACATGTTTTCGCATAATATCTTTTATTTTGATAATCACGCCGTTAATTGCACTAATTTTATTACGCATTTGCGTGCATATGCTCAACAAAAGCGAATCAATATTTTCGCATGAAACTGCTGCAAAATATTTTATATCATTCGCGCCACTCATACCATTCATTAAATGAGCAATAACTGTCAGATCATATTTGCTTAATGTTTCTTCCAGTTCGTTACACGTACTCACAGATGATTTAATTAAATCATCCATAATATTTACTCCGTAACATTTTGCAATTATGTCGGCACACATTGTATGTGTTTGTTTTATCATAATAACTGATTCAAGTGTATTGATTGTTTCTTTAAACCTATCGCGCATTTGTTTATCGTAAGATTTTGCAGTTGTCTCATCTTCAGTGTATGAGACTAAATCTTTTATTTTGCGAGCATGATTTTTTGGTGCGCGACCAGTACAACTGGAAATATCACATCGCGCAATCGGTGAGCGTATTTTTGGTGCAGATAATGTGTGCGAATATGCGCTCTGTAATTGTTCCATTTATACTTTTGAAAATCTATATCTATATACATTGAACATAAAACACAATCACAATGGATACCGGCGCAAACCCAACACCCGCAACCGCGTCAAAAACGGACGCACAATTGCGCGATATTCTATTTGAGATTGCTGAAAATCCCGATAAACTTACTGATGTTTCTGATGAGGATATTATCGCGCTGAAAAAACGTATTAATGTTATTGGAACAATTACACCATCGACAAAATCACACGCAGTTATTTCTGTTCTCAATATGAAAGACAGGTATATGCGCGATTTCTTAACAACTGCATTTGTTGGATTTCTTTATAGGCGCTTAGCTGAATATACGCCGGATTATATCGCGCATATGGAGGATGATTATAAACGCCGAATTAATGCGATTACTGAGGGTCCTACAATTCAACAAGATCGTGATGCACTTCGCGAGGAATGTTTGCAAATTGTTAATAAGCATAAAAACGCGCATAGAACAATCGTACGCGATTTTCTTGATTCTGTTCTAAAATTCAATCCAGACAAACACGTGCGCCGCGCACCAACTGAACTGCCGATTTCCGCACTTGATATTATCCACGGTAATATTATGGTTGAGCCGAAAGTGGCCGCAGCTGCAGCCGCACCATCAATGGCTGCAACTTTAGATATCGGCAAAATTGAAGAAAATATCATCGCAGAAACTACACAAATTTTGCGAGACGAAATTGAAAAATTTAAACAGCCCAACCCGACAGTATCAACTATTGCAGAAATTGAAGCCGCAACAATCACTGCGGCAGAAATTGTTTATCAAACAACGCGAAAAATTGGCTGCGATCTTTCGCAAAGTGTTAGTGTTCTCACGCGCGAAATTGCGACAACTACTGATAAACAACGTATTAATGAACTACAGGATGAACGCCAATTCCTTATTTCTCATAACGAGCGTATTCAAGACGCGGCGAAACTTGTTGGATCGTACGCAACATCGCGCACAATGATGGATATTGACAATATTATGCAAATTGCACCACCCGCTGATGTATTTTACCATTTTGGAAGATATATTGATAGCCATTATGAATCGCTACACATCATGACACAATTACTATATGATGTCACTCCTGATGTTGATAATTCTATTATTTACTATGATTCTTTTGATACGCCTGAAAAAGCACGCGAATACATTCGCGTTCATGAAGCCGAATTTACACTTGATCCAAAAGTGATTGAGAATGGCGAAGTAACTATCATTGCGCCGTTCCGCGAAAATCGCGAAAAAGTTGATTTTTACAATCGCCATACTGAAGCACTCAAAATTATGATGGATCAACTTAAAAAGGATCAAGAGTTAGGCAAAGTTTTAATCGAAAAACGCATCAAGGATGTCAAACGTAAAAATATTCATGAGGAAGGCCCGGATGATGTTGCAGGTCTTGAAAATTATATGGGTGCGCGTGGTATTGTTGCTTCGCTTGGTAAAAGACCAGCATTAACGCGTGCGGAACGCGAGAAACTCTCGCAGGCCGAACAAACTAAAGTAGAATACGAAACACCCGACAACGCACTTGCAATTCGCGTACTTGTACCAACTGTTGATGAAACTGGTACTCCGGTTGATCTCAAACAATCATTCTTCTATTCCGAATCAACAAATGTTGCTGCTGGAACTGGTAAAGATGGCGTGGAAAGCGAAGCACCCGCTGCGGTCAAAAAATAAACATGACCATTATATAATTATTGCAACTATTAATGCACTAACTGTTTCATCCACGGTTGAAGAGTTTCACCGTTTTTTTCACAACTATCCTTTAATGTTATCTTTTCACCAAACGCCCATACATGCTCGCTAACAGCGAGAAATGATTCATGTGTTGGAAAATGAACCAAATAAAATTCATCATTGCGATATAATAGTTTAGTAAAAGGTGGTTCCCGCGCGCATATTTTATTTGCATATTGTATCATTTTTTCTCTTTTTTGTTTATTAAGCGCGTTAGATTTATTTTCGGCGAATTGTCGCGCTGTTTGTGGGTCTGTGAAGATTGAATTTCCAACGCCAACACGCATAACTGGCGATAGAATGGAAAGTCCATGAACAGCCATAAGAACAGTACAAAATAAATGTCGCCCGCGAAATATTTGTTCAAGTATTTCGGCGCAGTTTTTAAGTTCAAAAATATCTGTACTACAATCATCAAAAATAATAATTATTCGCGGATTGAAATCAAACATTTTAATTGTTAATCGCTCATTTTCATTTAAGTTTTGTATTTGCTGTAAAACACTCATCTTAGATAATACTAATGACCGCATAATTGAAATCTTATTATCCGCAAACATTATTTCCATTTCTTCGGTAACATCTTTACTCGCGCGAATTGTTTCATCATATACACGGTCTAAACGTTCAAGCGATTCGTGTATATGCGGCGTCATTACTCTATTGAGTAATGATTGTAATATGTTAATATTATTCACTTGATCATACAACTGACGCGCTTTAACTTGTCGCGATTGCATTGCTATGATAATATCTGCAGTAACATTATCATGAATAAATACCCGCGGAACCATTTTACGAGAATATGTGCGATTAACAATTTCACTTTGCGAGAACACAAGAATATTTGGAATTTTTCCTTTGAGAAGAAAAAGAATATGCTTAATAATAGTTGTTTTGCCGGCGCCTGAAATTCCGTATAAAATAGTTGCTTTATCAATAAAATCCTTTGCAGTTAATTCTTTTGTAATAAATTGCGACAGTTCCATGTTAATATATTGCGATTTGTTATATTTATTTTCGCGATATTCTAAACAAAAAACAAGCGTGGAATTACAAAACTTTCATATTGAATTTTCACAAGTATTGCATTAATTTGGCGCGTCCATATAAATAGGATGAATGATTGGCACACTATCTGGATGTGCAACAGTTACTGATCGCGCAAGTGCCTGCCCAATTGTTTCAATTTTTTTATTTCTATCAAATTGTTGTTTATAACGTCTATGATGGATGAATAATGATATCATAATTGCGCAAGTTATATAAAACGATGTTCGTATATACGGAACAACATTGCGATTTGCAGGACTAAACCCAGAAAATGTAATAATAATCATAATAACAATTGTTAATACAATCGCAATATACAAAGGATTATCCATTATCATAGCAACCGTTCCATTACTCGTTATACCATCAGCAAATCTATTAATCATTACACCGATCTCCATTTTTTAACAATATATCTTACGAAGAATTTTTCTTCGTGTTTTTTGCAATAAGTTGCGCGATTGCGTGAGTATCGATATATTCTGATTCATCATCATCGCGGGCAAAATCATCAGTATTGTTATCAACGTCATCAATGTCGCCATCTTTAATGATTGCGATTTCGTGATCAATTTCTTCATCTGTCGGCTCGTTAGGTAATGGTGGAGATGGCGAGTGTGCGGGAGTTTTCTTTAGCTTTGTATCAGTAATAACTTTGTCGTCGGTTTGTGATGGTTTCGGCGTAATTATAGTCGGTTGCTGTTGTTGCTGTTGCTGCTGTTGTTGATATTGCATTTGTAGTTGCAATTTTTGCAACATTATTTGCGATGCGGTTAATTTTTCTTGTAAGTCTTTAGCAAAAGCCACTATTTCACTATTTCTTTTTATTACCGCATCTTTCATTTTTCCACCCTTATTTAATTCTTCTTTAAGCCGCTCATTTTCAACCTGAAGTGTGCAAACTTCCGTCAATGCAGTTACCAATTCTTTACGCACTTTATCAAAATGTTCAGCCGCAACTACTCTCATTGCTCTATCCTTATTGTCATTTTTAGAATAAAGTTTTGCAATAAGTGATGCTTTAAAATCGCGAATTACTTTTTCACCTTCTCCGCGCAAAACACCTACACCGGTTTCAAAATTTTTGCGCTCATCAATAACATTACGCAATAAATCAACTTTCATCACACGCTTGCCCATTGATATATCAATTTGCTTAACTAAATCGCGAAAAACTGCATCACGCTCGCGATCATCCATTGTTGAAAAGAATTCGTCGGGAATAATTTGAGCAACGATACTCGCGATGAGCCCACCTAAAGTACATTCTCCCGCGTATTTGCAATAATATACATGTAACGCATTAATAGTTTCACGCAATTCTTGTCCCGATTGCTCAATTGATGATAAATATATTTTCACAATTCGCGCATATGTGTCAGTAATCGAAGTTCCTCCATTTCTTGTAAAATCGTCCTGCGCGATACTATAAATGCGATTATAATATCTATCAGTAAAGAATGTAATAATAATTTCTGTATTAACAGCAAATGTCCTTTCGCGTAGTGGTTCCATATTTTCTATCTTATATTATGGGTATCAACGTCTTATTAAAAAGAGTTATCATTATAGTGTCAAAATTAATCCGCAATAATATCATCGCCCAAATTTTCGCGTATAAAAACCGATTTATGTGATGCGGCACGCGGTATCACTCTTGCGCTTCCAGTTGTAATTACTCCATCACTTGGTGCGAGAATATCGGCGATTTCATCATCAAATCGGCGAGTATTTGTTTCATTACGCACAGCACTTTGCACCATATAATGAAGTGGCGTTGTAGATGGTGCAACTGCAGTATGTGACATATTATGAGTCGGTGCGCTTTGAACTTCAGGCGCGCTAACAAGTTGTGTTTCGCATAATGCAGCTTGCGCAGTTCGCCATGCAGTTGGACCATCCGTAATATTTGGCATATGCGCGTTGTGAGTTGTTGCATTATCAGCACCACTTTCAATATCACGCGTTGTTGTGCGCGCAATTGCTTCAACACTAAATCCGTGGAATTTCGCTTGTTGCAAAAGTTTATTTGCAAGTGTGCGCTCTGCATCGGTTGGTGCGCGCGCATCTGTTATCATTTTGCGACGAATTATATCTTCAACTTGTGTACCCTGCGCGCGACAAGCCAGTCGCATAAGTGCAGCATCAATATACATATATGCATTATTTCCTTCCATTTCATCGTGTAATGCGCGAATATTTCCGCCATCAATAGTCATTGCAGCACCCGGTCGCTCACGCGTTCCAGCAACTCGCATTGTTGGTGTGAATATTTCTTGTTGTTTTCGCACATCAGATGTTGATGAACTTATTATTAAAGATGCTGCTCCTTGTCCTGTTGGACGTTGTGCTGCTAAAATGCGCAAACGCGGATCATCGCGCGCTTTTTCAATATCACTCCCAGATTGGCGAGCGCATTTTGCCATATCAAATGCAAGCGCACCCAATGAAGGTCCGCCGCGCGATATTTGTGATATACCAATATCCGCATGTGGTTCTGACGATCCGCTTAATTTATAACGAGCCGCGCGATCTGCGCGCACGCTTTCAATACTACCATAGCGATTAATTGGTCGAACTGTATGATCAACTGCGCGAATTAATTCAGATGCACCTCCACCGGGCGCAATTGCGCATGCGTGTAATGCCGCTAACGTTGACGCTTCTCCATTACCCGATAAAACATTGGCTGTTGTTGGTGAGCGTGCATTTTTTTCATCAACTGCGAATTCTGCGCGAATTTGCGCGCGCATTGATGTATCGGCGTGCGTTATACTACCGGCTCCACCTTCGCTTGTTTGCGATGCACTTGGTGCGTGTGGTTGGCACCAACCCATAACACTCGCGCTTCCTGGATTTTCAATTGAGCGGCCAAATGTGCGCAAATTTTTGCGCATGCGCGCACGTGCTTCTTGCAATTTTGTATAATAGCGCGTTTCGGGCTCAATTCCTTCAGTTATTGCTTCTGTTAAATGCGTTGTATCATGTGGCTCGGTTGGTTTAAGATATCGCGCACCGCGTTTTCGCATTTGTTCTTGTATTTTGCCAATTGGAACATTTCCATCACCTGCAACTCGCGTATCTTGATCCAAAAATCCCATAAACATTTCGGGATGATTTGCAGGATCCGCACTACTCAATGAACCATGCAAGCGCAAATTAAGACTTGCCTGACTTCGCGGACGCGTATCACGCGGCATTTCACTTTCTTGCGTTGGGGCATCTGGGCGAAAATCCGCGATTGTTTTGCGCGAATAATCATAATATGAATATTCATCAAAAGTATTTGGTGTTTCTTCAAATTTGTTCGTCAAGAGATACGCGGGTAACGGCCCTCCTTCTGATAAATGACCTTGACACTGTTGTGTATCAATATAATTTTCAAATAGTCCATGATCTGGGTATTGTGGTTTATATATTGCCATCTTGTGTATATATATCAAACAACGAAAATAAAAATATGTCTGAAAAGATACATTCAGTCCAATCGTATATAAAACTTCTTGTTGATGATAGAGAGCGAGATGTGATAATGAAATTGCAAGAACAACCAACACTTGCGATTAATTGGGCCGCAACGCGATTAAATAATGGTGATTTTTCTATAATTAACACAAATACTAACGCAACCATCGCAATGATTGAGCGCAAAACTCATCAAGACTTTGCCCAATCCATAAAAGATGGGCGTATGGAAAATATTGCGCGAATGGTAGAATTAGCACGCAGTTGTTCGCCGCAACCGCGGGTTGGTATTCTTTTGGAAGGTGATTATAATTTGCACGAAAATACTTGCATTGCCGGGATTTCATTTAAAAGTATCCGATCAAAAATAAATCATTTGTGGTTACGCGATAATGTTTGCTTAATACAAACAGCCAATACACTTGAAACAGTACAATATCTTATTTCCTTAACAGAAAGTGTGCGAACAATTAAAACATTGGCGCAATCGCCGCAACATACTGGCGGCGACGGAATTCCCGCAGCTTGTCGTCCAGTTGCAGCGCAAACGATAGAGCAGATCGCATTGGCGATGTTTATGCAATTGCCAAAAATTGGTTGCGTTCGCGCGCAAAAACTTATCGCCAGTGGGCAAACCGTTGCGCAATTTATCACAAAATCACAAATATTATATGATGAAAAAAACGCGATCACAATCGCCATTCTTACAACAATAAAAGGAATGTCAGAAGAACGCGCGCGTACTCTTCTTTCTCATGTCGGTGGTACACTACAACAATTCGCAAATGCATCGCCGGATATGCTGACAACAACCCTCGCCAAACGTGCTCATGATGCACTTAACTATTGTGCAAATGTTGCGCGCGAATAATATAGTCTAATATCACCAACAACATGTCCAATGAACGCGTCCAATTTGAGCAATTAGTTGCAAAAAAATTGGATATCGCGCAATATAAGCATATCACGAAAAAACATTCGGGTGAATTCGCAAATATTCTTAAAGCGCTAGAAATAATTAGAAAATTTATTCAAACTCGCCAACTTATTTTGTATGGCGGAATCGCGATTGATTACGCGTTGCGATTAAAAGGTGATAAAATTTATAATGATGATGACCTTCCTGATTATGATTTTTGGTCACCAAATCATATTGCGACGGCACAAGAATTGGTTGATTTGCTCAATGTTGAAATGCCGGGTGTCAATATTTATGGATATCGCGCAAAGTTCATACGCACGATGCGTGTAAGTATTGGAAGTAATAACTGGGTTGCGGATATAACTTATTTACCCCCGGAATTATTTGAGCGAATGCCAACATTAACATATGATAATATGCGCGTTGTACACCCACATTTTCAATTCTCGGATTTACACTCAAGTTTATCATTTCCTTTTGATAACCCGCCACAAGAGGTTATTTTTGAACGATGGCAAAAGGATATTGATAGATACGTTAAATTATGGAATTATTATCCATTGGAAAACGTTGCAAAAGTTATACGACCATGTTCGCAAATTGGAATTCCCCGACAAATAACATCGCACTCCATCCTTTCCGGGTTTGCCGCGTATTCATTTTATTACAGTGTTTTGCGCCAACATACAACAATCCCGGATGATATTCCGCGCGCGCAAATGCCGTTTTTACGCGAAAATCGCATTATTGTTGATGTTCCGTATGATATAATTGAAGCAACTGTACATCGCGATATTGCAAAATATATGAATAATCCTGATAAAATAATTCGCTTTGCTCCTCTTGTTGATTTACTTGAAGCGCAAATAGTGGGAACAATTGGGGATTTTGATACACAATTTATCGGGTTCTTATCGCGCGAACATCTCGCTGGTTATATGAGTTTCAAAATTGGCGAAGTGCGTGTGCGAGCAATTAGCATTTATGGATTGCTAAAACTCTTTATTGCAAATTATATCCGCGCAAAATATTTTGCACACGTTATTCCTCCATCAATTCCGCGAATTTCACCAGATACATTCGCCCAATACTATGTAGCGCTGCGCAAACTCACGCAAATCGCGCAAGAATGCAAATCACTTCCCGCCGAGATTAAATCTTATTTTGAACCATCAATAACAGTTTTCGGCGAAACATCGCTGCCAATTCATGATATTATTGCATTTTATAATATTCTCGCAGCGGAATTAAAAATTAAACCACCAATTGCGATTCCGCCAAAGCGTATTGTTATTAAACCGGCAGTAACAAAACGCGATTCTTTTGATTACACACATTGTCCATTTACAAACATATCAGGTGAAGAAATTATCAACATAATAGCATAAAAAATACTCAATTCTTATCATACACGCCGTATGTTTCGCGTAACAGCATCAACACCAGCTTGTCCGTAATAATTACGTGCATAATTAATTAAATTACCAATATTGTATTTACCATATATCTTCATTAAACTACACTTGCATGCATAATTCATAAATTTGATGAAATCTTCGCAAGATCGAAACACAACAAAATCATCGTCGAACATGGTAAGAAAGTTTACCAATGCGGAATCACGTTTAAATCCAGTTCGCGACGGTAATATTTCATACGCAAATTCATAATTATCAGCATTGACATATAGCTGTTGCATTTTTTTGAATTGATTTGGTATCATTTGATTAATAATTGCAAATGCATTATCATCAGTATTGAATAATGCACTATAATACACATTTGTTATATGCGCGCTTTCAACACAATCAAGACGTTTCGTAGTTAGCATTGATACCAATTTCCGACATTGATTCTCAAATTCTTGAGTATTGTGTCGATAATTACGTATAATGTTAATATCTGGCATATTTTGGAAGGTATTGATAATTCCGGCATTTTGTAATACATATAATATACCATCGGGCAATAATGAACTTGGATCAACGTCTATCACAAAAGTTTGAAAATTTTCGTAATGTGATAATAGATTTGGAAATGTATGTTTCATAAGATCAAATAATGGTATAATCTCGTGGATTAATCCGCTATTAATTGCCCCACAAATTAATGATTTTATGTCCCATATGAGTATATTCCACTCACGTATTAGCGTTTTAATAATATTTGGAAAATGCTTATACCCTACAAGATAAAATATGTCGGATATATCTATAAACAACGTTAAATATTTCATAATAATTTGGACATCATCTAACATACAGTATTCTATTATATAATGATCGTCGCCAATATCCATTATTGCACGCATTAATAATGGGCATTGGTGAATTATACTATATGCAATAATATGCTTACCCAACCGTTCCCCGCTTATTTCTTGCGGAATAATTGATAAATTGCAATTGTATTTGGTGCAAAAGTTTGGAAATTTATTCATATGCATTGCATCGTGTAATGTTTGTTTTGCGTGCTTAAATGGGTTATATTCGTACATAATAGGTGTCACCCACATTAATTGCAAAAATGAATGCGCTGGGCAAAACATAGCAATTGATAACTGCCATTCTTCTTCCATTGCTTATTATTCTTATAAAGCAAAATCATTTTTTTGATTGTATAATAGCGTTTTATATTAAATATATCATAACTCATATAATGGGTACTGTTACACTATTGCGTCGTGGCGAATTAAACGCGCCAAACGGCGATTTAACACTGCAAAAAGAATTGGATAAGTACATCCCGCATGAATATATAACTTCGTGGTTATTAAATCATGAGGGTAAAACGGGTATTCAAAATAGGATTCTGGCGGTTCAATCAGGAACCGCGAGTGGAAAATCAATAACTATTCCATCACAAGTGTATATTGAACTTGTTAAACGCCGCTATACAACAGGTGGCGGAGTTGTATGCACTCAACCGCGCATTTTAACAGCAGTTGATAATGCGAAACAAATCGCATTATCAACGTCGCCGCAATATACTCAAGTTTTTAAAATAGGCGAAACGATTGGGTGGCATACACAAAATTTTAAAGCGCAACCGAAACATGTTGGCTTAACATTCGCAACAGTTGGTGTTGTTGCAATGCAATTACAATTATTATCAGATGATGAAATAATGGCGTTATATCGCTATATTATTATCGACGAAGTACATGACCGATCTCTTATGACAGATTTAACGCTTTCGCTTTTGAAAAACTTTTTATATCGGAACGAACATAATCCGAAATGTCCATTTATCATCATGATGAGCGCGACGTTTGAACCGTATAAATTCATAAAATATTTTTGCACAAAACGCGATTCACGAATCGCGTTATCAGTTGATTCAATGACAAACAATATTGTTATATGCAAACCTATGATATTGTATAAACGCGAAAAGATTTGGCCAACAAGTCCCATAAAAAATCTCATAGATGAAACATTGCGCATTATTGAACATATTTTGGATACTGCGCCAGCACCGCGCGAATCATGGCGCCGGGATATACCAGAAAATTTAGCAATACAAGAAAAAGACGATATTCTTGTATTTGTTCCAGGAAACGCAGAAACCGTAAGTCTTGGATTAAAATTAGCGGTAATGAATGAAACTCGCATTAGGCAAAAAAAGACAATTGTTGCAGTTGTCATTCTCAACAGGGAGTCAATTTCGAAAAACCGAGTGGAGTATCGCGATTTGGATAAACCGATTCGCGACATTCCTGGTGGTTTTGAAAGACGTGTCATTATATCAACATCTGTTGCAGAAACGGGTAAAACTTTTAAAACATTGCGCTATGTAATTGATTTTGGATATGATCGCACAAATGAGTATAATCCAACAATCAAAGCCGAATTACTTATATCAAAACCGGCACAAATCACTCGCATTGAACAAAGATGGGGGCGTGTTGGTCGTAAGTTTCCCGGCATTGTGTATCCGCTTTATCCAAGTTCCATTTATTTTAAACTTCCTATAACTCAAATGCCTGATATCTTAATTACGAATTTGGCGCCGGTTATTTTACAACTTGTATATGAACAACAACGTACAAAATTTGACGCTCAAAACCCGTTACCTTATTGGCGTTTTGAAGATATTGATATGCTCGATAATCCGCTACCTGATGCTATTTTAGATGCTCTTGGTCGCGCGCGCTCATTAGGCTTTATATCAACAAACCCAATTGTATTTCATCCCAATTTGCAAGAATTCTTGCAAATGCAAAAATATGCCGGATATAATACTGGTTTGTTGGGTATTACAAAAATGGGTCGCATCGCATTAGAATTATCGATGCAATTTGGATCACTCGAATCAGCGCGTCTTGTGTTATCCGGATTTGCGTGGAATTATCGCCCAGATGAACTTATTATGATCGCCGCTTTTTCGCAACTTGATGCGGATGACCCCGCGGCTGGAAAAACGATTAATATATCTAATGTGTATCAAGAATTGTTTGCAAGTACGAAATATTGTGAAGACTTACCAAATATAATGAATATTATTCACACACTTCTCGGCGATACATTCATAGACGCAATAGTTATTGGAACATTCGCAGATAGTATTTTTGCACGTGGCGAACATGCGTCAATATTTGAATGGGCTATTCGTAATAATATCCAATTTAATTCTCTTTTGAGTTTTATGCAATATCGCGATGATGCAAATAGTGCTCTTGCGCGCCTGGGATTTGATACACATAAGGGAGTATCAGTTATTGATGCATTTTTACACAATGGAACGGATGATGCGATAACAAATGCAATTCTTGCATACAAGCGATGTATATATGATGCATACAAACTTAATCTCGTTCAATGGAATGAAGCAAAACACGTTTATACAACTTACACAGGTTTGCAAGTTATGGATGGTTTAATTGAAAATGCATTTTCAATTAATACACAAATGGGACGTCCGCATAATATCATTTTTGATAAATTTACGGGAATAGAGCGTGGTTCCGTATTTAAAATTGCGGCGCAACGAATAAGTGTATTGGATGGGTTTATCGGCGTTGATGAACTATTTACGCAGTGAGCGCATGCGCATTATTGGTTCATTATTTGATAATATGATTATGCGCGAACTTCTTCGCGCAGTTATTGCAGTATCGGCGATGGCGTAACCATCAGTCCGCATTGAATTTAATATTCTTTCCATTTCATCATAATCTGTTCCTGCAACCTGAATACCCATTGGCTTACCATTTCTAAAAAATGTTATTGTTGGTGTGTATGCAATAGGGATGCGACCAATATTAACACCGGTGATATCTGTATCAATTTGCGCGAATTGTGCAAATTGGTAAATTCGGCAATATTCCGCGCATTTTTCAATCATTTGACTACTGGGCCAATCGCCTTCATGTGTATGTATAATTATAATATACCCGCGACCTGACACAAATTTTTTGTGTTCTTCCGCACTATATAATTTCTTTATCGGCATGCCCATTTAGTGTTATATATATACGCATACATAACAAAGCGCGATGGAGGAAATTAATGAATACCAAACATTAACGCTTTTAGCATCATTTATTTATAATCCAACAAATCGCCACATAATTAATTCATCAAATATAAAAGTTGGCGAATTTCGCCGATTATTCAATAAAGTTCGCGCGTCGTCATCGCAAGAGAGATTAAGTTTAAAATCCATTGCGCGTATTGTTGGCGGTAATGAAAAAATGGTAATAGTAATATAGAATTTTAATATTATTTGATATACGCGAACCATGACAACGGAGACAACAACATATCGGGTACGATCGAACTTTAGCGGGCGATTTGCAACATCGCGATTATTGATTTCAAAGCCATTGGGTTCCTTAACGAATAATTGTCGCCCAATACACATTTCTATAACAAGTAATGAAGCTGGTGCTAGTTTTGCAACAACAATGTCGTCGGGTGCATTTGCACGAGTTTCAATAATTTGCGCAGATCCGTCTGTTCCATATTTGGGCAACGGTACGCCGGATACTTATGAAGTATATATTGCAAATGATATCGCTGATCCACATTCGCTTATTCAACCAACTATACAGTATCAGGCGTCTAACGCGCTAATAGGAACGGAAAGACTTCGCTCAGAATTAAATTTACTTCAAATGCAAAATAATAGCGATTCCGCAAGTTCTCCCGTGGGACCTGTTACATATCCCTATTTTCCATATATTGTGCGCATTTATGCCCCAATTGCTTTTACAGCCTCAATAACTATGCAATTTCTTTAAAAAAATTGAAGACACATTTTTTGAATACTACTTGCTTATAATGTCAGCAGGATACTGTACCGCACAAACTTTATACGGTCCTTTATACTTCGCGCATCCATTTGGATGCTATTATGGAATGGCGTATATGCCTACAAAACGGGCAATTACTCCAACGCGAAGCCAAGCATCATTTGATTCGAAACAAGTTAAAATAAGCCATCACACACCTTGCGATGTATGTGTTTCAGTCATTGAACAAAAGTACATACCAAATGACGAAATACGTTTTGCACAACGCATCAAATACGACCTTATAAAATCGCGCATTTGCGGATGTCAGCCATCTCAAAAAAATCCGACTGATTTTAATAATTTGCGCCTTATGGTTACACCAACACCTGAAATATATGCAACTCGCTCATCAACTTATATTGAGCGCGCTCTTGTCTTTTCAGTTGCGCGAATTGTTGCAGATAATTGCCGTCTCGCATTTTACTGCGCGCAATTGGGCAAAAATGTTAATAAGACGGTTCGCGATTCTTTGCTTGATGTTACGCAACATTTCAACCAGACCGCATTTGAACTGCTTCCAGAATATCTGGCTAAATCAGATGATGATAAAATAACGCTTGATGATTTGCGCAATTATGGAATGGACGCGATTATTACTACCATTTGCAAAGAGCTTTCAACGGGTGTTGCAACCGAAAGCCTATATATCAACATGCACAAGAACGCAACTGGGTGTTTAGAGATGGTGAGCATTGCGACTGAAAATTCTGTAAAAATCCCAGTGTCGTTTGTTCGCGCGCTCCGATTCAAGATTGAGGAAATTCCGATGAGAATCGAAAGCGCGGATTATCAACCGTATTTGTTTGCGATAATTGGCGATGTTGTATATGCTGTTTTTGATTCAACATTATTCAACATTTCGTATTTGCAACAAAAAATTGTTACTGAAGCGTTCCGCTCGCACAACATCCAACATATCCGCTGCGTTATCACAACGGATATGCGCACGCGCAAACATCACATAACACACTATTACTAACAACACCAACAATTATGAACATTATTTTTTTACTTGCGCAAAATATACATATTCATAATGGAGATTTTAATAATCTGCGTGTGCGTTTGCGTCATTGTTATTCTTTGTGTGATATTCGCAATACAAAAGCGCTCACGCGAAGCCTTAACCGTTGAACAATGCGGTTTGACCGGCGTAGTTACGTTACCAGATAAACCATTAGAGCGATTTTTATTTGTTCCAGATAAAGATAGTGCCGATTTTGCCGAGATTGAACGCGAATCGACACTTTCTACCGATCTTAATAAACGCCATCAACATCTCGCAAAAATTTGCGATGAAACTCCCGGATGTGTTGCATTTAATAGCGATGGTTATTTAAAATCCGGCATTTTACCGCAGCAATCATACGTTAAACGCAAATACGCAACTCCCGGAAAAAGTGGATTATTTGTGCGTAAATGCGCAGTGCCGGAAGAACTTTATGCTGAGCTTTATCAAAATGGGACATACGGGGGAAGCCGCTGGCTTTTAAAACCGGGAAAATACCCAAGTATGACCGGTGTTGCGAAAAATGATTCGATTTCTTCAATTAAAGTTCCAGTTGGATTAAAAATTAAAGTATATAATGATGCAAATTATGGCGGTACTGTTAATACATTTCGGCATGGTAATTATCCAAGTGTAGATAAATTTGGCATCAATGATAAAATTAGTAGTATTATTATTGAATATGACAGCACGACTGATGAACAGGCACTGAAAAAAATTACAAGTTTAATTAAACTTTGATACGCCAGTAACGCTCTTAAAAACTAAATTATTGGCTGCATTTCAAATAATACATATTCAACTCTATTCTTTTTTATTTTCAATTTACATTCATTAAATAAATTTGCGATATGACGCATAACGCGCAATGATCCAAAATTATCCACGCGCACAATTGAGATAATACAACGTCTTGTTAGATTTATCAAATCATTGTTATTGCATAACATTCGCATTGCTTGCGTTGCATAACCTTTTCCTTGTTCATTTGGATCAATTGCATAAGTTATTTGCAAGCATTCTCGCCCAAGTGATCGCGTCGCTTCATGAAGCGCGGGATGCAATCCAATCAAACCAACAACGCGAGCGTTAACAATAATCGCCCAATAGAAATAATCGCGTTTATTCCACATTTTTTTCGCATCTTGTTGCGAATATGTTATCAAATTGGCGATATCTTTGTCACTATAAATCGCGCCATTGCGTAACCACATATACACACGCGGATTTTGTAAAATATTGCGCAGAGTTGCAACCTGATTTGTCTCAAGTTGATGAATAAATAATAATTCCATTGCGCTTGCGCTTGCGCTTGTTATTATGTTTGAATTTGAGTTTGAGGAGGTTGAGTTTAAGTTTTGTTATACTTTAGTTTGCGAATTCAAAATATGTTGTCATATATTAATCTAATAAGCGTTCATCTTCACGTAACCTATCACCGCGTTCGCGCACGCGAATGCCTTCAATATTTAATATTCCATTTGCATCGCGCTTAATGTATAAACTAAGACTTGAATTTTGGAATTTTGTTTCCTGCTGATTTGATGATTTTGACCTGATACCCATTGTTTCGCGATACCAAGCGTTATATCGATCAATAACAATTGACAATTTATCTGTATTTGTTGGCGATATGACAACGCGTTCATTAATAAATCTTGTTATCGGATCTTGTTTTACGCGGAACGACGTTGTTTCACGCGCGATTGTAGGTATGGAAATTGCGCGAATATCACCACCAAACTCGCGTTGCAATCGCAACCGATAATGAATAAGAATAGATAACATCGCACTTCTATAATTTGGATCTTCGGGCCAGCGTATTGTAAGTTCAGTTTTAATTTTGTGTTCAAACGGTGACATTGGATTAGGTTCATGGATAAAGCGCGATTTACATTGATAAAAGCGAATTCTATCCCAAGTGCCGTTATCTGTAGTATTAACAATAAAATCATAATTTGAAATTGCGACGCAATTTGCGGTATTTGAAAATTGTTCTTCTGATGCGTAAAGATCGCGACCCGATTGCATTCCTGGCGTAACTATAGATTTAACGCGAGCTGGATTAAGGCACGCCCCTTCATTCGCTTCATCAAAATAGCCACCACGTAATCCTTTAAGTTGCATCAATGCACTATTTGCTTCGCGTGCTTTTTCGTGATCTTCAATAAGTAATTGCATGCGTAGCATTTTTACATATTTGTCACCGAGTGTTTGTTGTGGGAATAATACAGACCACGTTTTACCATTTGATCCACCGCCGCCAAGCAAGAGTAAAATACGCGAAACATTGCACGCGTCGAGCCAGGTTGATAAATAGAATAGTATAAATTCGCGAACATCTTCTTCACCGTAAATTTCGCTATATGCTTGCATTATATCTCGCACATATTGCGAGTTTGGATTGTATGGGATATAATCTGTTGTCGTATTACGCATAACTCGCAATTCATGATATCCCTCAATTAGTCGGGGAGAATAATTGCTCCATTCTCGGCGATCCGCGAAATCATTTGGTAAAAATTCCAACACACCGTTTCCAACTCCAATAATATTTGGTTGCGTATCCATTGATGTTATAAATCCGCGAACATTAAATAAATGAGTCGCACAATCAATCGTGCTTCTACAAAAACTTTCAGATTGTAATTTTAAAACAGATGATCGCACTGATTTGCAAACATTCAAATAATAATCGCGCGTGGTTTCATCACGCGCATGATCAGCTCTTGTTTGAATTTCGCGTATAACTTCAAGACACATATCATATATGCGTTTTGATATGGATTGATGAAGGTTATGCGGAATTCTTTGTTGGCGCCATTTATAAATTTCGCCAGGAGCAATATGTTCAGTATTTTCTGTCACAAATTCATACCAATAATTGACGGTTGAACGATCCGGCGCATCAGTATCAACTGCATATATACAATGATATAACCTATGTTGCAATTCCGCAACAACCATGTTTGTTATTTTACCACCACTTGCATAGATACACGACGTTAAGAAACTTCGCGCATCTTTTTTTTGTGCATCGGCAAATGCATGTTGATCAGCAGATCGCGCCCAATATTCAAGCGTGCGAATTGTTAGTCTATCACCTTTGTTATATTGTGTAGTTTTGCGCAAGCTGCGTTTGCAAACTGTTGTCCAAGTACTTTCAAATCCCGTCGGATCCCATTTATCAAGTGCGCGTTTGCTGAATTGTTCCGCAATTGGTTTGTATTGTTCGCAACAATATTCATACGGGCATGCGATGATCATTAGCGTTGAAATCCATTTATCGTAATCGCGAGCAAATTCAATGGGTAGAATATTTAACAAATTATAAAGATATGCTGCCCTTGAATCGCTGGCAATCAAATCGGTAATTTGATTTTCAATACTTCGCATTTCACTTGGAGAACCAATTACCAGTTTTCCAACCATGGCAACTGTAGCTTGAAACTGTTTTGATATAGTTGCAGTACGTTTAAACAACCACGTTGGTTGTCCGCGCATTGTTGGCATATATCGCGTTAAACACAACTCATACACTAAATTGATTTTAATACCGCCATCAGCCGCTTGTGCTGTATAACCATCACATAAAGCGCTTACATCCAACGGAGTTATCATATCATTCATTCCATTTCTATTAATTCGCGCGGCGAAAACAAGTTTATATACTTTGCCGAGGGGTTTGCATGAACCGAGTAAGAACGGTGATACACTTGATGAACAGCGATCAATCAAATTTCCAAACGAAGAATTTGACAAACTCAAATTTTTGCATAAATTCGCAACAACAGTTTTTCGTTCATCGCGCTTAAACCACAATTCTGGAATAAGAATATGCATTCCATCTTTATAATGATTTTTGCCGACTTCAAATGATATGACTGAGCGGCGTATAACGAATATATGATATGGTCGATTTCGCTCTATTTCTTCTGGCGATTGAGCACCTGCACTTGTACCAGCAATATCTTTATGGGTATCGCCGTTATCAACTTTGCAAAACTCATCAAGAATTCCCTGTGCGTCAAAACCACTATGTGACACTTCAGCTTGTTCAGTTATTAATTGTGTTATAGTTTGCGCGAGTATTGAAACAGTTGTTTGTATTGCAACATCAGTAAATATTGTCTCACTCGGCATCGTATCTGTTGCACGATCAAAATCTATCATAATACCCGCGGCATCTTCCGGCATTCGTTCCATAGTATGCAAAATACACTCATCTTGTCGACATCGTTCTAATAAATCAAAGAAATTAACCATTTCATTCTCATCAAAATGTAATTTTTGCTTTCTTAAAAATTCAAGGAAGTGGTAATCATCAGATCCGCTAGGAACGCGGCGTGCTGTACTTATAACCGTTTTTAATTCAGTATATGGTATGCTTGCGTAATTAACAGCATCTTCATCCGCCGTAGCACCTGCATTTGATATATTATCGCCTTCCCAATCCATAGGTATTCCCAAATATACTACAACAAAAAAATTTTAGATGGTTGATTAATAATTACATTGTGTAAAAACGTGTCATAGCCCTTCTAGCGTACATATAAGCGAGCGACTCATATGCAAATTATGCAGTGATAATTCTTGTGTGTCGCCATCAATCACAATTAAGAAATCATCAAACGGGTGTTCTAATTTTACCCAAATAAATAAATTATCATCAATATTAAATAAAGTTTCCGTAAATTCATGTTTCGATATCGCAGATTTTAATTGCACAACAGATAACAAACCACTATCAACCAGCGCATTATAAATTGGCGTAATATTAATAATATGCGCGAATTTATCGCGCAAAATCGCGCATTTCGCACGTGTATTTTCAAATACATATGACAATTCACATTCATCTGACGCAGCTACCTTGCGTTTTACACGCAAGGTAATAGATGCATTAATTAACAACATGCAAAAAGACACCAATTGTTGGCAAATGAATTTGCGCTTCATGAACAAGACAAATAGCGCAATTGCGGCACATACGTAATAATTATCATATTCCATTGTTTATTATATAGTGTTTATGACGTGACTTTAAAATACATCTTAAAGTTGAATTATAAACAATAATATATATTCGCCAATGGATGATGATATTGATGATGTTGAAGTAGAAGAAGTACCATCGCGAGTTGAAACTCCAGAAGCGATTGATGACGAAGAACAAATAAACGCTGAAGAACCCGAAATAGATGAAGATGAGCAGGATGAGGAAGAAGATGAAGAAAGTGATGAGGAAGAAGCGCAAATGCACCCGCGTATAACACCCGGCCATAGTACAGTTGATGTTATTGATAGACCTGGATATACTCACGGGATTGATGATGCTATTGAAGAAATTTACGTTGTTCCCGATGATAAAAGACATTCGTCATCAGTTCTATCAGTATTTGAATTAACTGAAATAATATCTGTACGCGCCGCTCAAATTAGTAAAGGCGGCGCAAATGCTACAATGATTGATATTCCCGATGGAGTATCGCGATCGCGCGATATTGCTATACTCGAACTTATGGCAAGAAGGTGTCCGTTAAAAGTGATGCGTAATATGGGGCGCGATATTTTACCATCCGGCAAAGTTAAAAAATATATTGAACTATGGTCGCCAAATGAAATGACTCATCCTACGATTTAGGAACTGGCAGTGCCTTATCTATTGAATTATAATTCGCACCACACTCGCAAATATATTTTGTTATCAGTGTTTTACCAATTCGCACAAGTGTAATATAAGTGCGACCGCATGCGCAATCAAATGGAACCGTTAAACCAGCTAAATCATGACTTGCTCGTTCAATTATGATCTTACTTTGTTCTAAACCGTCAATACTTGAATCACCATACCATAATGTATCTTCGGCAATTCCATTCTTTTTTAATCCACAAACGGGGCATACAAATTCTATTTTAGCATCTGTAGCCGCAATACGCGGCATATATACTCCACATGCTGGACAAAACTCCATTATGTATATATATAATAAAATTGAATTCAGTTTTCTAAAAGTACACTACGCCAAGCATTTACAACATGGTGCATCATGTATCAAAAAAACGAGTGTATCAACACACAATTTCACACAAAGATGTTGAAAAATA